ATAAAGCTTGTGGATCAGATCCAACTGGTTTTGGTTCAAGTTGTGGTTGTTTTGCTTCATACTCCGAAGTGTGAACTAAAGAACCGTTCCACTCTCTAACCATTTCAGTATATGGAAATGCCATACCTGATCGATCAGAAATTGCTAATGATCTTTTACCTGATGCATACTTACCCATTATACTCCATCTCCATAAAATGTTTGTGGTGAAATGAAACTAGATGTACCTTGATTATCTGCATCAAGTGCTCTTAACATTTCACTTTCATAAATTCTCTCTAACTCTTGTGTTCTTTCAGGTGAAACTTTCATACTTAAATAGTATGCAAGTCCTGACATCATACAAGGATAAAATCTATTTACTACATCTGCTGTATAAGAATAGCCACCAACATCTTGTATCTTTGCTAAATAATAAAAACAAAATTGAAAATTAGAAGGTGTTGTTGCATCAGAAACTGAAGCACTTGGTGTTGTATATAAAAATATACTTGGGTTTAATTTTCTCTCTACGTAATATTGTGAAGGTGTGCCTTGTGTTAATTTATTTGGTGTTTGTGAATATGTAGATCTATCTATTTTTGTAAGTGCTATATCTACTGGAGCTGTTGGTGTAGAATTATTTCTATAATAAGCTTCTAATACATCACTTATATCATTTGGAAAATTATTTGAATCAGCTGCATAACTATATTCAGCTTGGCCTAATACTAAAGGTACTTTAGCTAATTTTACTTTCCATAAATGTACACCTCTATTTCCCCATTCTTGAAATAAAATATTTAAAGATCTTCTTGCAGATCTTAATTGATAACCTGTTCTTGTTCCTAATACACCTGTTCTTTCATAAGCTTCCTCAATAATATCATCCATTTGAGGATCAAATTCTGTAGTGCCTGATGTGGGAGCAATGGTTTGAGCAGCATTACCCATACCACTATGAACAGTACAATAATAAAATAATACTGGAGCACCTGTTCTTTTTACTGGTGCAACATTTATTGTTGTGTTTGCGCCTGAAGCACCTGGAGTTCCTGTTGTTGTTACTCCAGTTGTATATTCTACACCTGCTGGTGTTGCATGTGTTCCATTATCAGTAGTTGAAAATCTGAATGGATGACCTGTGTTAGAAGAGTCTGATTGATCAAATATATATGTGTTTCCTTCATCTAAATAAAGGACAACATTGGCCTCACCGTTAATATAGTATTTATTACCGGTACCATATTTATTAGTGCCACTTGCTACAGTGACTGTATAAGTAATCGTGGCCATTTAAATTCCTAGCCGAATGTAAATGTTACTTTATCAACATTCGTTAACGTTGCGTGTACATCAGTTTCAAATCTAATTCCATCACCTGGAATGTTAATTTGATAAGCAGTTTCTTGTCCAGCTGTAGATGCACCTAAAGGTGTATCAAATATTGCTTTTGAAGTTCCGCCTGTTCCACCGTCTTTTAATTCGATAGATCCTGCTGTTGTGTCCGCAACAAAATAAATAGCTAACAATCTAGCTGGTCCTGCTGAAACAGTTCCAGTTGCAGTTAATCTTTTTGTTAATACGTTTGAAACATATGTTCCCATTAATATCTCCTGTTAAATTGTGTGTGGGCCGAAGCCCACACTTAATTAATTATTATACTGCTGTTGCGTCTTGTAAATTGTTAGCTTGAACATACGTAAAAGTAACACTTACTTGACCTGTAGTTGCAGTACTTCCTGCAGCTATAAGAGTCGCTGTAATTTGTGTATCAGCATCAAATCTATCAGCTTCATCTAAAGCGCCGTTAGCTATAGAAGAAGTTTCTCCTAAAGTTTTAACGTCAGTATTACCGATAAAATATGTAGCTGTTCCTGTTTTTCCAACTGAAACAGTTGCTGTAGTACCTTGGTCACTTGCTATTGCAACTCTAATTGTAGTTGTAAGTAGTTGTGAGTTTTTTGGTATTACACCTACGTTGTAAGTAGTTGTTCCAGCTGCGACTGCTGCATCAATCAAAATTGATTGAGACATTACAACTTGACCAGTGTTTTTTACATCATCGCCAAGTGTTGTTCCTGTTGTGTTTGAAATCGTTCCCGCTTTTATAGGTCCCGAAAAAGTAGTTGTTGCCATATTAATATCCTCCTAGATATCTGAATACTGTCCCTAGGGTTGTCGACTATATGCGTCAGCATTCATCATTGTTAAATATATAGTGTGTTTTTTATACACTACTTTTTAATAGAGTGCAAGAGAGCCTACAGTAAAAATGCTAATTAGCAATGTAGCTTTTGATTAAGTAGCTACAGAAACTTGTGGAGCAGAACCTTCGACAGTATTCTGTCTGTGGGCAATAGCTGCTTCTTCCAGCTTGATCTTTGTAATGACTTCTTTAACTTTGTCATCAATTCTGACCATTTCAAGAGTATATTTACCATTGTCAATATGCTCCTGTTCCCACTTCAACTCCAAGGACCTTTTTGCTTTGTATAGGTCTTGTATCATCAATAACCTCCTCATAAGTTATTCGATTTATCTCGGTTGAGTAATTATTTCCGAGATACTCCCATTTTATACTTTTTTCTCCTAGTTTGTCAAGTATTGCATTTTCAACAGATTCCGCTGTATCAAATTCATGTTCTATTTCAAACTTTGCGTGATGGCTATAAGCCCAGATATTTATGAGAGTTTTTTTCATTTACACACCTTTATATGTAAAAAAGAGGCCGTTTTTAGGCGGCCTCTTTTAAATTATTTATTAAACGTTACCTGAACCGAACGCTCCTCTTGGATCAGAGAATCCAAAAACATATCTCTCTCTAGCTTTGTATCTTACATTGCCAGTATCAAAATCACCTTCCATTGAAGTTTTGATTGGTGATCTTACGAAATGTTTCAGACCGTTAGGTACATCTGTTTTAATCATCCATCTATTTGCGTTAGTGAAATAGTGGTTAATAGCGTATCCTTGCGGAACCATTCCCATATTTCTAACAGCATTGATGTCGTTGTCAGCTGTGCCCGTTCTACCTTGAGAAGACATTAATCTGTCTGCTACAAATTGAAGAGCAGGTGGAATTACTAATTTCATTCCTTGTGCTGCAATCAATAAGCCTCTTTCATCAGTCATAGCTGCGATTTGAATCAAAGCTGCTTCTAATGAAGTCTCATTAAGTTGAGACGCAGTAGTTAATCTATTGCTGAAAGTTCCAGCCATAGTTGGGTGTGCTGTACTAAACAACGGTTGACCATCGCCACCAGCAAAGCCTGCTGCGTAACCATTATTGATTACAGCTGCCGCTTTAACTTGTTTAGTGTTTGCCATAGATCTTGCTAACGCTTTTGTATATCTAGACGCAAGTCTGTCATACAAGTTATCTTCGATAGCTTCTTCTGTGATTGCAAACGCTAATGCGATTGTTTCGTTAGTGTAACGTGCTGTGAAAGTTTCTTGTGCATCGTCAAAAGTAACACCTTGACCTTCAGGTTTTACTGCTGCATTTGCGAAACCACTTAACATTACTTCTTCTTCAAAAGCTCTGTCAGATGTTTCTGTATCAAAAATTTCAGCATGCTCGTTAGCATAGTTTTTGTACTCAAGTCCAAATAGTGCATTTAGACCTGGCTCTAGTTCTTTAACTAGTTGTGCTCGTGATATTGCCATAATTTATATACTCCTATTTAGATTATGCGTATAAACCAGCGCCACCAGCGATCGCAACAATAACGTTTCCACCTGCAACAGTGAAATCTTCATTTTCTGGATCGTTGCCGTAAGCAACTAGTTTAAACATTCCCGTTGTAGCAGCTGAACCAATATCTAAAGTAGTAATTGATTGACCACTTTTGTTATCAGTTGCAGTGTAATTATTTACGTTGAAGTTGTTTGCTCCACCCATTAGGGTTTGTGCAACAGCTGCATCCGCTTTAATTTCATATTGCTGAAACGGGTTGTTGATTATGAACGCTTCAATTTCATTTGAACCGTTGTTGTAGTTTACTGATGTAGTTTGACCTGCAACAATGTTATTGCTGAAAGTAGGTTTTCCTGATGCATCTATAAAAAATGCGCCATTGAACACACCAGTTAATAATGCGTCTGCATTATTAGCCCAGCCTGTTCCGCCTGTTCCACCATCATCTGTAACTGTAAACGCTGCGTCTTGTTGGTAACCTTGATTGCCTGCATCTTGTGTAGACATAGGATCACCTTTGTTGACTGCAACGCCTGGTGCTGTTTGGATTCTGTATTCCGCTTGACCAGATGTAGCTGGAGTTTGTCCAACTGTATTGATCGCTCGAAGTCCAAATCCTACTGTACTTGCGTTTGCCATAGTTTTTTTCCTTGTTATGTACTAACCCACATGGGTCAATACGGATTTATTTTATTTTTGTTGGATAGGAATTACTAAATAATTAGTCTTTCTTTGTACCACCAAAAGTTACACGAGTATTAGATTCTCTAGAGAATTTCATACTTGGGTGCTGTTCCTTCATAAGATCGTTATTAATTGCTTCTTCTTTATCAGCAGTTTGCTTATTGTAATAAGCATCCATTTGAAGTGCAATCTCTTCAGGTATCCTAGCCAGCAATAGGCCTCCTACTCCGATGATCCCTGCGTATTTGCCGTCTGTTTCAACTGGGTAATTTGAATCTGGATATTCCTCGGATCTAACCAATTCGAATCCTGATCTCAATTGAGCTGCTATGTTTTTTGTATCTTGAAAACCCATAGTTTCTGCTCTTAACCATTGATGACGATAACCGTCTGGCGCAGGCGGTGCATCTAGTGGTGAGGGTGGAGCCCAAGTTGTAGGTTTCTTTTCCTTATCTCTTGTTTGGCTCGCACGAGAAGTTTTTATTTTTTCATTTTCCATATGCTTATGCTCCTTCCGTGATGTTTAATTGTTTCGCATACTCTTCGAGTGGCACACCTAATCTTTTAGCAATTGCTACCTGTGAAGGTGTGAGCTTAACAGTTTTTTTGCGTCCCGTTGAGGCCGAACGTTTAGCCGAGGCTACATTTTGAACCGGTTTGGCTCTTTCTGTAGTATTGCCTTCTATCTTATCAAATTTGTGCGGAAATTCAACTCTTATTCTTGAATCAACTTCAGCATAGTATTCGTCAGATTTTGGGTCATAACCTTCTTCTTCTACAAGCTTTTTATGTATATCAAAAGCCGTATAAGTCATAGCAGAATCACTACCAAACCATGCATTTTTAGATGCCCAGTCTTCTGCCCTAGGGTCTGTGACTGTTGGTTGTGTAGTTCTTTGAGGTGTAATATTTACCTCTTTTTGTTGTTTAGGTTCTTCCGCTGTTGTTTTTAGATTATTTAATCGTGCAGCGTCCATCGTTAAACTTGCAATCTGTTCTTGTGCTTTAACTTGACCATCTACATCTTGGGCTTCAATAGCA